GAAAGTTTTTCCAGTACTAGACTCTCCAGCAATAGCAGTAATCTTATTCCCAGATACACCACCAAATATGCTACCTGAAACCAGTGCATTAAAAATGTACGAGCCTGTGTCCACATAAGTTTCTGTTTCATCAATATCTGATGCTAACTTAGTAAAGTCATCACCAATTTCTTTTACAATATCTTTAAGAAAATCCATCACTTATTTACCTCTTCTTTTCTTTTTATATAATTCATTTTAAATGCCCAAAGTTTTTGATATAAACCAGTATTTTGAAATCTAATTGCATTGAGAATAGTATTCAGTTCTTGTTCATTGATAGGAAGCTCCATTAAGCAAAGAAAGAATCAAGGTTTACAGTTTTTTCTACAGACCACCCAATAGAATCAAGAATAATCTTGAGTGGTTCTAAAAATGCTTTCTCAAATTGTAGTTCATAGTCTATGTATCTGTCAAGATTGAGTTCTTTAGGAAACTCTTGGATAAAAGATATAATATTTTCATGAATTGTATTTGGTTTTTTCAAATATATAAACTTGATCTTCTCTCCATTTTGAATGAGAGAGTACTTGTTAGTTAATTTGTTTTCTTTAATATAATGATTGAAAAGAAGTGCTCCACGAACGTGAATAGGAGTTCCTTTAATATAAATGTTGGATGAAGACTGATACTTTACAACATCTGAGGCAGAACGTGGAAATGAGATTTGCTCTGGTGGAAGAGACTTAAACTCCTTACGTGCGTTTTCAATAAACTTAATTACCTCATCTTCAGTGCCACTCATCATCAACTTAATTGCATCCTTAATCATTTTACGACAAGGTGCTGGAGTAGAAGATTTAACGGCTTCAATACCCATCATCTTAAGTTTAGGTTCTTCATAACGAACACCTTCACTGTCCCAAACGTTAAGAATGTAACGCTTTTTAGCAGTCCAAATACCACGATCAGCAATATTCTCTCTTTTCATCTGCATCTTTTGGTCGTATGCATTTACATAGTCAGCCAGTTCTTGGTAGCAACTTTCAATATACTTTTCAAGTTCCACCTTACAGATCTTATCAAGGAACGAAACAATGCTTTCAGTAGTTTTCTCTCTTCCTTCGTATATACGTTCAACCAAAGGGCCCATATTAAGGTAAATAGAATCAGTATCTGAAGCAATAACATAATCAACATCATCCGTTTTGAGAAGTTTATTTAAGTATACATTCATTTTTTCTTCAATCCATCGGATCGCAACCTGACCACTTAGAGTAATTGCTTCAGCATTCTCAAGTTTATAATAGCGAAAATACTGATTACCAATGGCACCATAAGCAGAGTTAAGAGAAATTTTCTTTGCCATCTGAATATTATTACATCTAGCAATTTCTTTTACCAATTCTTTATTTTTGGTTTTCTCATACTGTTTCTTGGCATCAATCATCTTCTTTTTAAAGATGACACGATCCTGGTACATCTTATCCATCAATTCAGGAAGAAATCCACGAATGTCTTTGCGATACATTGCACCATTAGCACATACTGCATAATCATTATACATTTCAAATGTAAGTTCCTGATTTAAAATTTTATCTACTGTTACAGTTGGATGTCTTTCTTCAACAAGAGTCTCAGGACTTACATTAAATTGCATAATCAAGTGTGGATACAGTGAGTTAAGGTCAAAGTTCACAACCCAATCATACCTACCAGGTTTTGGTTCCTTTACATATGCACCAGCATACTTTTCATTCTTTTGCGATCTATTTCTTGGTGGAATAACAATATCTCTCTTCTTGAGATAATTGTAGATAATGTTGTCCCACATCCGCACCTGATAGAATACATCTGCATAGTTTACTTTTGCATCGTATGCCATAGTAAGTGCAAGTTCGATCAATTTCATCTTGTCTTCCAAACGGTCAACAAGTTCCACGTCAACGATGTTGTACTCAATAAACTTCTGCCAACCTTGAGTATAGAAGTCCTTAAATGTATCAAACTCAGAGTGATCTAGTTTTTTCTGGCCAAGTTCAACTTCGGCAATATAATCAAGGCGATATGACTCCTGTGCTTTGTAAGTGAACTTCTTGTAAAGATCAAGATAATCAAGTTGGGTCAATCCACCAACATCAAAAGTAGTGTGCTTACGGCCATTAATAAAAATTTCACCTTCAGTAACCAATCCCCAATTAGAGAAACGTTTCATCAGTTTCTCACCAAGAACACGATTTAAACGTTTGCAGATATATGGAATATCATACATCTGAATGTTCCAACCAGTCACAACATCTGGAACATCAACCATCCAATAGTTAATAAAATTATTCAGAAGTTCATATTCAGATGGACAGTGATGGTACTTGACATTGTTTTGCTTATTATTAAATGGTTTAACTCCCCAAGTAATAATTTCTTTAGTTGTATAATCTTGAATAGTGATCGCAAGAATTTCTTCCGAACACGACTCTACATCGGGGAATCCTTGTTCAGAAGCAACCTCAATATCCAAAGTTACAAGTTTGATTTTACTAATATCAAACTTAATTTCATCTTCTGGATACTTCTCAGAAATATATTGATAGATATATCGATCATTTCCAAAAATCTCAAATCCATCAATTTCATCATACTTTTTGTAAAACTCACGACAATCTTTTACTGTTCCAGGATTGATTGGTTCTACTGCTTCTCCACTTAATGTCTTATACTTAGATTCCTTTTTTGTTTTTACATAAAGAGTTGGAAAGAACTCATCTCTTGTTTCAAACCTTTTACCATTTTCTACTCCACGAACCAAAAACTGATTTCCAATCAACTGAACATTAGTGTAAAAGTTTTGCGTCATTCCTTAATTAAATCCTCGTATTTTTCAAGTAGAGTTGGAGTTGGATCGGCAAGAGTAAGAATCTTATCCGAAATCATCATAAATGTATTTTGTTTAGTATAACCACAAAGAAATGGTTCCATTGTTTGATCCTTTCTAACTACAAATGGATCAATTAGTTTACAGTCAGGTTCGCCAATGTCTGCACCAACTTCTTCAATCTGGCTGATCAGAATCATGCCATTCATTAGTGCTATAACTTTGATTGTCTTTTGCATTTTGCTTAGATGCCTCTACTCATTCTACCAACAAAAAAAGGAGGAGTCAACCTGGATTTTGCCAGGTGCTCCTCGCGCCGACGATATTCAAATATATTTATAGATAATCTTTACGCTTGTGGTGTTCTGGGACAATCTTCTTTAAGTTGACAGAGAGGAGTCCGTCTTCAAAGACGACATCTGCAACTTCTGTATCGTCTGCAATTGTCCACGCTCTCTTGAAAGATCGTTGAGCCAGTCCCTTATGGACGTAGTTGGAGTCGGATTCCTTATCCTCCTTTTGTCCTTCGACAAATAGTTTCCCATCTTGTGTATAGACATAGACCTCCTTCTTTTTAAATCCGGCAAGTGCAAGTTCAAGTCGTGATTCTACGTTACTTACTTGAACAAGATTATATGGGGGATAGTTAGAAGTTGTTTCGTGCAGATGAAACAGACGATCAAAATATTCATCCATACCAATGCTATTGCGAGTAATCCTGTCCATTAGGGAAGAAATATCCGCAGCAGTATAACGTGCAAGGTTAGTCATTATTGTAGCTCCTTTGAAAGCGAGTTTGTGTTTTGTGGACCCTTTCGGCATCCAATACTATTTAACCATAAACCGAAAAAGAGAGGAGCGGTAAAAACCGAACCTCTCTTTAGGGTGTTCCGACTTTTGCAGAGACCGCACGAAAGGTCTCATACTTATTTATTCGGTTTCTACTTCTTTCAAGTGAACTTTAAGAGCATCTTTCCATTGCTTTTCGGTATATCCAACAGCAATAAAAAACCTACGAACCATTTCTAAAAATTGATTTTCATTTAAATACGGATCTCCAGATTTAACAACTACATCTTCATCGGGAAGAATAAACTTTGCATCTGGATTATTGTTCCAAGTAGCATCTTCATTTTTATGAATGAAGCGAAATTCAAAACTTCCAAAAGACATTACTCACCCTCCTGAACCTTTCCTTTCTTACCAATATTATACTTCTGCTCAAGAATCCAGTCACCTTTGTCCTTATAAGCAAGAACCTTAATCTGGTTAAGTGGAGCAATGTCAGAAACTGACTCTTCTTTAACAACCGTAATCAATCCCCAGTCGGCAAGAAGACGAACAATACGGTTGCGACGTTGTACATCATTCACAGTAAGATTTGCATGTTTGCCATCAAGAGCAAACAGTTCCTTAAAGTGAACGATAAAGTATCTACCTTGCTTATGCAAAATATGGCAAGATTGATAGAGTTTTTTCTCCTTTCTTGATGCAACTCCGATGCGCGTCAAAGTTTCACGAACTTTCAGAAAGTCATCAGGTTCATTAAGAATTACTTCTACCATTTGGTCTTGAGACCATTCAACAGTAGGTTCTACCGTAGTAGTCATTTTGTTCCTCCAATATCAAGTCGTTTTTTAATGAAAGTAAGTTGTTCTTGTGTCAGGATTTTCAATGCTTGAGATGCTTTTTCATTACTATAACCATAGTATTGTTTTACACATTCTAAGTCTTTGACTTTATCCTTTCGGAGCCAGGGAGAAAATCTCTTCCGTTTCCTAAGAGTATTTAGATAAAATGAATATTGCATATCCTTATCAAGTTGATGGTGCATATTCATCTCATTTGCATACATGACGCAATCAATATGTCCAGATAAACAACGATTGATAATGTATGGAGGATAAGAAGAAATATCTTCCGATAAATCTTCCTTCGTAAAGTTAATTGAGTTTAACCAATCTTTAAGTTCGTAAGTCATCGTATAATTTGAATTTCATCATCATCAGTCCAAAGTTCTACCTTAGTTCTGAACCTATTTTCTTGTTTCAATTTTTCATAACGCTTTGTTGCTTTCTTCTTCCACCAAGAAACAATATTTTCTAGGTAGAACTTATCCCAATTTGGTCCACGAACAAGTTCTTCTTGCTGCCCGAGAATTACCTCACGAACATTAGAATATCCATATTCGCAAATATAAAATCTTTTCTTTTGAGTAAGAGCAAATGCAATATTAATTACTGTATTAAATTCGGAAAGTTTTTCTTTGTCCTGAAGAGAATTACGAATGATAGAAATCATTTTTGTCTGTCGCTTCATCTTTTTTGACGACGCTTTATTGTCAGTAAGAGGAGTATTGTTGTTAAGAAGAGTAAATCTATCATGCAAAGTATGAAATGCTTCGTCGTGAAGAAGAGGAAGAAACTTACTTTCGGTCAGACCTTTATATCTCATAAATGGTTTCAGACCATCATACTGAGAAGCATCCGTTGTTGATCCGTATAGTGATGTGGTTTCAAACAAAGCAATATCCTTCTCAAATACTCTATTAAGAGTTTCTCTTGCATAATGAGAGCAACAAAGAAGTGCAAGTAGTTTTCCTCCAAGATAGTTGTATCCGAAAGGTTGTGATGGAACAATCACAAAACCCATTGCTGCGTGACGATTGAAAATAGAAAGATCAGGAGGATTTCCTAACCACTCATTTCTTGGTTTTGAGTTAATAGTTGGAGAACCAAAACGAATAAAACCAAGAACCTTATTTGTATTTTTTTCAAACACCATCCAACGAAGCTCTCTTCCAGGAATATTTGACTCATTATTATGAGAAGATACTGCCTTTAGAAGAGTATTGTAATGCTCCTGCGGCAGCGACTGTTGAAACCTATCACCAATAAACTTAATATCAAACTCCATATCTTCAGGATGAATATCTTCATTGAAGAACTCATCATGAAGCGGTGCAAGCGTATTAGTACTTTTAATTACTTCTTTCTTCACAAAACGCAAATAGTCTTCAATATTACTCATTTGAGAGAAATACTTAATAAACTCATCTGCTGCCCATTGAGCATCTTGTTCAGAAATAATCATTGTCAAACAATCAACTTTTTACTTGGGGATTTTATCACAGAAAACATTTGCTCATATCGTTCCACAACTTGTTCTTGTGCTTCGGAAATATAAACAACATATTTCTTAGAAACTTCTAGATCGAAATCTTTATCTTTTAGAAGAGGAGACCATGGAGCAAATCCAAGTTGACCATTACCTGTAGGAATAGCAACAATTGGATTGCGAATAACAATACTATCTGTTAGATCTCCAACTTGGTCTGCAATAACGTCTTCACCAGACCACATACGAATTAGTTTTACATTCATTTGAATTCACACTCCACCATTAGTTCAGTTAGTGCTGCAAGAAGATTAATCTCTTGGTCAGCAACGAAAGCAATTTGATATTGATATTTAGCTATGATGAGCACTGCTGCTGGAATAGAAGCAGGAATAAGCGCATCATAAAGGGCATCATAAACCCTACGAAGAATTACTGAGGAATCATTATCAAGATTGGTAGTTACCCACTTACGCACCTCAGTAAAGTTTTTATCTTTTAGATATTTAATTAGATCATTTACAGATATATCCGAAAAAGATGCAAGAATGCCAGAATCAATCTTACCTCCAGTAGAATACCTCTGAATTTCGTTTAGAACACGTCGAAAATCGGGAAAGTGCTTGGATACAAGTTCCGCAACGACTTTTTCATCATACTCAATCTTTTCTTGATTAAGGATAGATTGGAGTCTTTGGAAGAAACTTCCTGCAAGTTGAACTCTTTGCTTTCCTTTGATGGCAAAGTCAATGACTGCACATCGGGAGTGAAGAGGTTCAATAATTTTGTTTTTGTAGTTACAGGTGAAGATGAATCGGCAGTTGTTATAAAATGCCTCAATATTCGCCCGTAGTAAGAGTTGTACGTCGTTCCCTGTGTTATCCGCCTCATCGATGATGATGACTTTGTGTTTAGAAGATCCCGTAAGTGAGACGGTCGAAGCGAAGTTCTT